CGGCCGACGATGTGCGGGAATGGCTGGATGAATTGGGCGTACTGAACGAAATGAGGCGGCGCAAAAATGGCGGACAAAAATAAATTGGAAGTCGTCTTGTCCCTGATGGACAAGGCGACCGCGCCGCTTCAAGCGTTCAGCAAGCGCATTGAAAAGCTGCAAGAGCCAGTGCGCAAGGTGAGCAACAAGCTTGCCGTGTTCGGCCAGGCCGCAGGCTTCGGTAAGCTGCGCGATGCTGCGGGAAACGTGGGCAGCGCCTTCGGCAACGTCGCCAGCGAAGCGGGCGCGCTGGCAGCAAAGGTTATGGCGGGCGTCGGCCTGATCGGCGGCGGCCTGGCGTTTCTCGTCAAGCGCACCATTGATTCGATTGATGCCTTCGATGATTTGTCCGTCAAGGCGGGCGTAAGCGCAGAGTTCATGCAGAAAGCCGCGTATGCGGCCAAGTCCGCAGGCGTCGGCCAGGATGAGCTAGGCGCGGCGATGATGAAGATGAATCAGAACATCACGGGCGCAATCACTGGCAGCAAAGAGTTGCAAGTGTGGTTCCGTCGCGCTGGTTTGTCGATGAAAGACCTAAAGACCATGCGGCCCGAGCAGGTGTTTGAACGCGTCATGGCGGCGCTTGCCAAGCTGCCGCAGGACAGCGCGAAGGCCGGTTCACTGGCCGCCGCGTTGCTGGGCAAAGCTGGCGGGCAATTGCTGCCCATGGCGGGCGACTTCGAAAAGCTGACGGCGGAAGCCGAACGCCTGGGCGTCGTCGTATCGGGCGATGGCGTGAAGGCCGCTGCCGAGTTCAACGACACGCTGGACCGCACAATGGCGGCCATCGAGGGCGTGGCGAAGGGGATTGCAGTAATGCTGCTTCCGACGCTGCAAGAAGTGGCAACGACCGTGCAAGATTGGGTTATCGCGAACCGCGATCTTATCAAGACGAAGGTTGCTGAATGGATAGCGCGCCTTCGGGAAAACTGGCCCGCCATCAAGCAAGGCGCGCTTGACGCCTGGGCGGCTATCGAGAAATTCGGGCGCGGCGTGTCGTGGTTTGTCGATACTGTCGGCGGCGTCGGCAATACGCTTCTGATCGTCGCGGGCGTCATGTCCGGCCCGCTGATTCTGGCACTGGCGGCCGCGACGAAGGCCGTTGCCGCGTTCGGCCTGGCGCTTCTTTCTACGCCTGTCGGCTGGATCATTGGCGGCATCGCGCTAATCGCTGGCGCGGTATATCTGATCTACAAAAATTGGGACGGCATAACGAAGTGGTTTTCTGATCTGTGGGCGGGTCTGAAACAAGTATTCTTTGATGGCATTGACGATGCCCTAGCGATTCTGCGCGCGCTTGATCCGATCCCAATCATTGCGAAGGCATGGGAGCCGCTGAAAAATTATTTCTCCGGCCTATGGGACGATATTTCGAAGGTGTTCACGGAACAAATCGACAAGATTACGGGGATGCTGAAAAAGCTTGATCCGACGCAGTACGTAAAAAAGGCGTGGGATTGGGCGACGGGCGGCGGCGAAGAAGAAACGCCGCAAGACCCGATGCGCAATTCCGTCATGCAAAACGTTTCGCTTGGCGCGCCTGCTGGCGTGTCGGCGCGCGCCGTCGAAACCGCGCAATCCCGCTTGTTCGGCGGCGGCGCTGGCGGCGTGCAGACGAACAACGCGAAGGTTGAGGTAGACTTTCGCAATGTCCCGCGAGGCGTTGAAGTCACGCCAGGAAGCAACAACACGGCCCCGCTTGATCTGAGCATGGGCTACGCGATGGTTACGCCGTAAGGGGCTGCAATGGCATGGACTGATAACCTTCGGCCCGCGAAGTTTCGCGGCGCATCGTTCAAGGTTGAATCGCACGACGCTTCGGGCGGGCGGCGTGCCGTCAAGCATGAATTCCCGTTGCGAGATACGCCCTATGCAGAAGACATGGGCCGCCGCGCAAAGGAATTCAGCCTTGATGCCTACGTTGTTGGCGACGACTACATGCAGCAGCGCGACGCGCTTATGCGCGCGTGCGACGAAGCCGGTTCGGCTGAATTGGTTCATCCGTACCTTGGCACGCTGAAAGTGCTTTGCACGGGATGGGCGCTGCGCGAGTCGAAGAGCGAGGGCCGCATGGCGCGGTTCACGCTGTCTTTCTTGGAATCTGGCGAACCCGAATCCCCGAGCGATTCGACGGACTATGCTGCGCAAGCGTTGTTCACTTACGACGAAGCGAAGCAGGTAGCGATGGGCGCGTTTGCGGACGCGTTTTCGATAGATGGCCTGCCAGATTTCGCGGTTGATGATGCAATCGAGATTGCCACAAACGCGGCGGAGGCGATTGGCGAGGTTGTGCAGTTTGTGAACGAAGTTCGGCGGGATGGCATCGGCCCGATGATCGGCCGTTTTGTTTCTGCCCTGACTGGAAGCGGCGGACTTCTAGGCAGACCGTTCGAATTGGCTTCGTCGCTTTTCGACATTTACCACGCCGTCGCGGGCATCTTCGAATCGGACGATGACGAGCGCGGCGCGATTCGCGGGCTATCCCCGATGTACAGCTTTGCGGGCGGCAGCGGAATAACGCCAATCCAGCCGACGACTTCGACGCGACGCTCGCAGCAGGCGAACCGGGATGCGCTTATAGGGCTGGTGCGCCAGGCCGCCGTTATCGAAGTGTCGCGCATCGCCCCCGTTGCCGAGTACGAAACGGCAGAGGATGCGGAAGAGGTACGCGACCAAATCACGGATGAAGTAGACGAGATTTCGGAAGCGCCGGAAACTCCGGATGAAGTGTACGCGGTACTCCAAAAGGTGCGCGCCGTAGTCGTTGGCGGCGTTCCGCCAGAAGGGGCGCGGTTGCCCGATCTGGTGACGATCACGCCCGCGCAAACCATCCCGTCGCTGGTTCTTGCTTACGACACTTACGAAGATGCCGAGCGCGAAGCGGAAATCGTGACGCGCAACAACATCAAGCATCCTGGCTTCGTTCCTGGCGCTGAACCGCTGCGGGTGCTGTCCAATGTCTAAAATTCTCTTGTACGTGAATGGCCGCATTTACGACGGCTGGAAGCAGGCGACCGTTACACGCAGCCTGGATGCAATCGCGGGAAAGTTCGACCTTGTGTCGATGGATAAATGGGATGCGGCTGCGGAACGCTGGACGATCTTTCCGGGCAATGAATGCCGGATAGAGATAAACGGCAAGGCACTGATTACCGGCTATGTCGATAAGGCTGGGCCGTTCTACGACCCCGAGTCGCACGGCATCAAGATACTTGGTCGCGACAAGACGGCCGATTTGGTGGACTGTTCGGCCGTAGTGAAGGGAAGCGAACTGCGCGGCCTGACGCTTGAAGGAATCGCGAAGGCGCTTGCAAAGCCGTTCGGCGTCGGGGTTGTGGCGCAGGTGGATTCCGGCCCTGTGTTTCAGTCGTTCGCGATCCAGCCAGGCGAAACCGCATGGGAAGCCATCGAGCGCGCAGCGCGACAACGCTTCATGGTCATTACGACTGATGGCGAAGGAAACCTAGTCATTGCCGACATTGGCGCGACCCGCGCCGCCGATCCGCTGATAGAGGGCAAGAACATCAAGGCAGCAAGCGGGGAGTATGACTATTCGCAGCGGTTTAGCGAATACATCGTGAAGGGCCAGGCCGCCGCGCAAAATGACGGATGGGAACCGGCAACCGTGGCCGTCGAAAGCCGCGCGGCCGATCCGAACGTGAAGCGTTATCGTCCAAAAATTCTCAACGCGGAAACGCAGGCGAGCGACGGCAGCGCGAGTAATCGCGCGCAACTGGAAGCCGCCGCCCGCGCCGGGAAATCGACTAAAATAACCGTGACCGTTCAGGGCTGGACAATGAGCAACGGCGAACTGTGGCCGGTAAATGCAATGGTGCGCGTCCGAAGCCCGCTTCTGTCCATTGATGAAGACCTTGTGATTTCCGAAGTGAAGTTCGGCGTATCCGATACTAGCGGCATCACGACCGAAATGCAGTTGACGCGGCCTGATGCGTACCTGCTTGGGCAATCGAAGGTGAAGAAGGAAAAGAAGGACAAGAAAACCGGCATCGGGCCGGACCCCTGGGACACGTTCC